TCCCATCAACAACCATCAGTTTGTCCGTACCGTCGAAGTTGTACTTGAGGAAGCGAATCTTACCCGAACCTCCAAGAACGATGCCGCCACTGCTATATGTAGCGTTGTCGGTCACCTCTGTCCAACCCGAACCCGTTGAAAAGAACAAACCATCTCCCCGTCCTGCGAACACCTTGTCGTCGTAGCGCACAATCCCGCGAACATTGCCAGAGTTGGTCACGGTATTGGTGTCGAACTTTTCGTACCCTTCGATGCGGCGGTAGCCACCAAACACGGAAGGTTCAAAGTTACGAAGAATACGTGCCGAACCCGGAGCCTGAATACCTTGTTGGAAAGGAGACAAGTTCGTGATGAGTCCGCCCTTAAACTCGAATGGGTAAGTTTGCCAACGGTCAGGCATTAGACAGCCCTAGCATATATGTTTTCGTTTACAAGAAGAGTCCGCATTTGTTTGATTCCATCTTCGAACTTGCGGAGAGAAATGCTGGCGGATTCGAGATTGTCACGGAACATATACGAATGGTACATCGCCCCGTCAACAATAACGTGCTTAAACCGGAACGGAATTGACGGAACATCGTCGTACGCTTCGAGGTCAGCCGGGAACATAAAAAATTCATACTCGATTGTGTAGGCTGCATCAGGCATTGGAGCAACGATGATGTCACCGTCCTGCGAACGTATGATGTATTCAGGAGCCTGACCTTTGGTGGTGTCGGTTTCGTACTCTTGGTCGATGTAACGGTCGACGTATTCATCGTAGGACATCTGCTTTAAGCGTTTTGCAGACCCCACGCCAAGAGTGGTGTTCCGTGCCAAGCGTACCGTATCAAAATCTGTGTACTTGGCGTTCTCTGGTAGCGGGTAGCGCAACTCACCTGCAGTCAAGGTGATGTCGTCAGAGTTGTGGTTGAAAGGCCAGTTGAAATGTTTTTGGTTGATGTCGCGGATGGAAGCATTCACGGCATCCTTGATTTGTGCGTAAAAACCGTTGGCTGTTGCAAAGTTGCTCGATGTTAATTCCGTTTCGTTCAAGCGGCGGCATATCTCATTAGCAAGGGATAGGTAGTTATAGGCCATCAGTTTTTCTCCACCACACGAATACGTACTTCTTGTTCGCGAACCGTTGCATCACTAGCTGTCATCCGGCAAACAATCTTGTACGTTGTAAAAGCAGTACCGCTGCCCAAGTAGATTGTGGCAACGGTGGTTGTGTTGGTTCGACTAATAAGTTGCAAGCCGTTTACAATCTGGCTATCTGACCAAGTTTGTAGCGTACCGTTCTCGTCGTAGATTTTCCAGACGAGGGATGAGATGGTGTCGCCGTCGAGAGCCGGACCCCAATTAACAGAGTAGTCCAGTTGGTCGTCGGGGTCTTTGTCGGGCCATTTAAGAGACATTACGCTGCCTTTCTGTGCGAACTTGTTTGTTTTGGAAGAACAGTAACAACCCGTGTTCTGTTGTAGGCGTCTGCTGCTGCTCCGGTGTCTACTGAGCGGAGTAGAAGCGCAGACGGTATAACGGTAACCATCCGTGTTCTGTTGTAGGCGTCGGAAGCGGCTCCGGTGTCTACGGACCTAAGCACTAAGGCGTTTGGAACGACGTAAACAACATTCTTGATGTCGTAGGCGTTGGCATCGAATACCGTTATTGCATCGCTAGGTGCGGGAAGATTCAGGGTAAACGTACCTTGAACTCCGGCAATTTGTTTTGCAACGTGTACTGTAAGCGAACCGACGAAAGATGTTGCTGATACGCTCGAAAGAGGTTCGTCGACCTTCGGTTCGATTGTTCCAAGTGCCGTCGTACCAACCGTTCCGATAAGTTCTACGGAGAAACTGACTACGGGTTGGACTGTTCCGATAGAACCTGTTGCAGATACACTACCTAGTTTTTCCGTTGGTTGGTCTTCTACGGTTCCTACTGAACCTGTCGCAGAGACACCCAATATGCGAACCGTTATCTGTGGCTCGATGGTTCCGATAGAACCTGTTGCAGATACTCCAGATATACCAGCAGTGGTATGAACTGTCAGACTTCCGATGCTTCCTGTTGCGAATACTCCGGAAATCTTTTCGTCGATGTTGACCTGAACAGTTCCAACGGAACCCGTACCAGATACGCTATCAACTGGTTCGCTAACTCTCGGTTCGACGGTTCCAATAGAACCTGTAGCACTAACACTACCAAGAGATTCAACGATGTTGATTGTTAGTGTGTTAACCGCACCTGTAGCACTAACACTCCCTAGCCGTTCTGACAGGTCAATCTCAAAACCGTTGATTGCAACAGTTTGAACCGACCCTGTTCCAACAACTCCACTTAATGCAACGTTAGGTGCTACGACTCCATAAAGAGGAGAGCCATATACACCAGTACCGTAAATAGCATCTGAGGAGTCATAGAACGCCATGTTCCGATTCCTTAGGCGATGCGGATAACGGCGTTAGATGCGTCAGCAGCAGGAAATTCAATGGTGAGGTCACCAGCAGTAGCGGACACCGTACCACCAAAATCGATGACAGCAATAGCCTTGTTACCCTGCGACGAGTTGTAGATGATACAACCGTCAGCAGAAAGGGTAACGTTACTGAATACTTCATCGGTAAAATCAACGATGGCTGTCGAACTGTCGAGAGTAATAGATGCTCCATCAAGAGTCTGGCCCCCAGCAGAGTATCCTGTTCCGGATGCTTCGTCAGAGTTGCCTGTTACGTCGGAATAGTTGGTTGTGCTGGCATTGTACGTACCAGTCGGGGTAGCTTTAATCAGGGCTAGCTTGATAACGTCGGTATCCAAATCATGTGTACCGCCCAAGATTTCCTGCTTGAAGCTGTTGCACATAGCAGTTGTGATTGCCATTGGGGTATCTCCTCTTAGGCAGGTTTAAAGTGAAGTCTCGTAGTATTCTTCTAGCGAGATTGAAATATTCACGGCACTGTTTGCACTAGCAAGGCCGCGAATCTTGTCATCCTTTACAAGGAATAGGGGGTAGTCGGTAATCTGCAACAGGGAGTTGGCAGGTAACTCGACGGTTTCAGCGAGGGTGTGGTACGTGGTTGTCGCTGCTTCGTACCAATCGAGGCTAAATGTAACGGTGCTTCCCGACGCATTGTTAATGTAGATGCTGTTTACGTCGGTGTTGAATCGACCGGGAACCGTGTAGATGTCTTGGTTCGAGGTGGTTAGTTCGAGAGCAAGGGTTCGTTTTTTACGTTCGCTCATGAGGTTAAATCCCAAAATGCCAGACAGCCAATGATGTCGTCAGTTCCTGAAATGGTTCGTGCAGCCAGAGTATAGACATCGCTTGTGCCAGATATGGTTCGCCCAATTTGAAGGTCGAAGTTGTAGCCTGTGGGAACTATGGCGTCCCCTGAAGATTGGTTAGTACCCTTTGTATAGTTTTGCAATACGATTGTTCCACCGGAAAGAGCCGTTGCACTGACATCGAAGTCTACATTGTCAAAAGTGCTGGTATCGTAAGAAGCACCCGTAAGTGTCGGATTTTTAATAAGGGCAATCTCGTAATCGACGTTGTTCGGAATAGGAAAGACTGTGTAATACGCTGGCAGTACAACAGCGTCCAGACTGCCTGAGTTTAATCTGATGGACACAAGTGGTTCAAACGAGGTTGTTACCGTTGTGTCGGTAGTCATCCTTGCCCAACTCAACGCATTTACTTGCTGGTATCCGCCTTCACTAATAACGCTGGAACAAATTTGTTTCATGGATGCGGAACTAGACAACGTGCCTGTGGCTGTAATCTCGTAACGTATCGGCAAGATAGCCGTCTTCATGTACACCTTATCGAGACTGTTCGCGTTGTGGAACTTGTGGCAAACAATGAACTCACCGTTGATAACAAAACCACACCGTACCGTTCCGACACCAAGCCACTCAAAATCCATAAACAGTATTTGTGCGCTAGGCGTGGTTGTTACATCTAATGTGTATCCACTTGGACCTGTGCCATCCAACTTATCTACATTCCAACTGGACTGAGATACATAGCGTGTGTCGTCGGCACTACCACTTGTTGAGGTGCGTACCACAAAACGTACGTCCGTACCATTCTGTTCGAAGTATACGCCGTCATTAGCACCGAAGTATCCTACACGTTGGCGCAAGTTTTCTTGCTGGGCCGCGAACACGAAGGTAGCCATCACAAGAAGACTCTTACCCGGCTGATATGGAAATACTCGCTTGGTTTCGCGAATGACCTCATCACCTGACGCAGTAGTAACAGACATCTGCACACTGCTCTCATTAGCAAGGTGAGATGTAGCACCGCTACCTGTTGTCGAGGTATCGAACTGTGGGTCTATACCAAATCTATTCTGACTATCAAAAAGCGTAAAGGGCTGTGCGGTTCGCAACCTTCCAAAAGCATCTACGTTCGTACCGCCAATAGAAACCTGATTACCATTGCCTGTGCTAGAAAGACGAACCAAATTAGGATAAGATGTAATTGACATCAGACTTTCCTGTACGCTTTGGTTTTCTTGGCAATCTTCTTCGGTTGTTTTGCTACCTGTTTACCAGCCTTCGTAGCCTTACGCTTGGCGCGGGTGGTAGCAGCATATTCCTTTGCAGACAAAGCCTTGATAGCTTTCTCAGGAAGGTAGCGTTCGCCTGTTGCTTTTGGACCTTGCGTAGATGGCTTACCGGACTTGGTACGCCACTTCTGCTTAGTCCACGCTTTCAGTGATTTCTGGCTCTTCTTGAGGGGCATTATTCTGCTGTACCAATGCGTTAATTGCTTCTAGTTTACCCCGCGCTGTATCCCAGCGTTCGAGGGCCTTGTCCATCTCTTCTAGCAACTGGGGATGTTCGCCAATTGCTGCAGGGTTGATAAGGTAGTTTTTGAACGTGTACTCTGCATCGAGCATCTGTGCGCGATACTTATGCGAAAGTGCGTCTACGGCTAATTGAATCAAAGGTTGTCTCCTGTTACACTATTGTAACTTATTTATCTGCTGATGTCAAGAAATCAATCCACGTGCTTTCATTGCAGCGTAGATTATAATAGCAAAGATACCAACACCAACGATACAGGCAACCGAAAGTGCGATAATCTCCAGCAAGCGTTCCCTGTCTTTTCTGCGTTGTTCCTCTGCCGCCTGTCGGTCCTTACGGGCTTGGGCTTGGAACTTGAGCCAGTCGTTCCACAGTCCGGGACGTCCAGCGTAAATCATGTATTGCTTAAGTTCTTCTTCTTTTTCACGGATGGCTTCGAGGGCCATAAACTCTTCAAAGTCGTTGCCCTGATGAAACGGGCTGCGTTTCTTTTTCTCAACCTTGCGTCGTAGGTCGTCTTGGCTTCCCACGAACTGGGCGATGTGTTGCCCAACGGTTGCAATGTCACGTCCGTTGGATACGGCTTGCTTGATAACGGCAAAGGCTGCGTTGGCTGCGGCAAGTTCGGCTAACATATCAGTACACCTCCACCGTACCACGTTTCAAATACTTAGGAACACAATAGGTTGTAACCCTGTCCCGCGAATCTATCCAGTCATCAAACCTAAAATTTCCGTACCGCCTCGCAAGTTCTTTGGCAAAAAAATTGCAACGGTTGATGTCCTCAAAGTACATGTCGTTGCTAATTAATTGTCGGTCTTCTCCCGTACCCAAGTAGACCAGAAGAAGAAAGACGTGGAGCATGGCTAAGACTTGTAGCCGCCCCCGGCCTTTTTGTACTCGGATGCAAGCAGTTGTGCTTTACGTGCGGACCACTGACCCGGCTTACCGCCCTTACTACCAGCCTTGATACGTTCAAATAACCGTTTTCTCATTCCGGGCTGAGTATAGTTGCCAGCCTCATTAACTCGACTTTTGCTCTTCGTTTTACTGCCCGACGATTTGCGACCTTTTCCAACTTTGCCGCCTTTCGCTTTCTCTTCAACATCCCGGATTTTGCCAGCATTGGCTGTTGCGTAGAAGACTTGTTCACCCTTCTTGCCCCCATAAGTACGTTTCATCGACTTCATTATTTCTTGGCCTTTTTTGGTCAAGGGCATTAGAATTCTCCTGTTCGCATTGCTTCCGCTAAACGGTGTGCGCGGTTGCCTACTTGCATCGCCCACTTCGAGTCAATCATCTCATAACTTGCGGATTCAAAATTACCGTCGTGAATGGCGTACCACATCTTCTTGAACTTGGACAAGCGAGGCACACCCATGTTGAATGCCATGTCTACAAGAATCATCTGGCGAACCATATCTAGGTTTTCAACACAAGGATGAACGGCAACCAGTTCCTGTTCCACAATCTTGATGTCGTTCATTGCAAGGTAGCGGGCATCTGCCTCTGTGATACCATCGCGGTAAACAAGGTCAATGTGAGGAATATCCATGTACTCCAGTTCTTCTTTGGAGATACCACGGTCACGAAGATTGCGACCGATACCGATGGTGTCGATGCCCAAGGTGTCTTGATACACTTGGCATACCATACCTTCGTGTTCGATAACCTTGTCCAAGAGGCTGCTGATGTTGTACTTCATCTGTTAAAACTTCCTTGTTTTTTTAACATGAGATGTTCAATCTGCTAGGTTTTCTTGTGTTCGTTGCCCATCCAAATGCCAAACGCACCTGTCATAGCACCCATTACAACGCTTACAAAGGCTGATTGTGGTGCTGTCGGGTCTTCCAAGTTCATAAACCACTCTGCACAACGCCAACTCATCAAGGTCATTACTAGCATCATGAAGCGGGGTAGGATTTTCCATTCGAGGATTTGCTTCGCGCTCACTTGGTTAATCCCTTTGCTTTTTCAAATGTTCGTAAACCACCAAGCCCTAGCATACCCAGCAACACGGTCATTAGGCTATCCATGTCAAAGGTTGGCAACTCTGGGAGTGCGACACCTGCGTATCCGGCCCCGAAGATTACAACGGGTGCAAGGACAAAGTGCCAAGCCAAGGCGATACCACATGTCCAACCAATAAACGGACGCCACCCTGCAACGAAGATTGAACGATGCTTTGCTTCTGCAGCGTTGATTTCAAGTTGACCTTTTGCCAATTCTTGGGCATGGCGTTCTGCCATCGTAGCAAGGTCGTGAGCCAGTTTTGCTTTTTGGTCTTTGTCTTCAATAAATTTATCAAGTAAACCAGAGACAGGACCGATTAGGGCTTCTAACATCACCACTTCTCCTTGTTGGCCCAGTATGCCGCTGACATTTTGCCTCGTGCTATGTTCTTTGCGTGTCGAGCCTTAAATGAAGCCCGTTTCTTTTTCATGCGGTCAGATTCACCAGCCTTTGGTTTACCTGCTGTTTTGGCTCCCTGTTCCCCAAAACGAATAAGCCGTACTTTTTCACCTTCTTTGGCGAGTACGGCGTGACTTTTCTTTGGATGGCTGGGAGTTCGTTTTGGTTTGTTGTATCCTGCGAACTTCTCACCGCGATATGTAATGCTCATATTGGGTTTACCCCCGGCAAGGTTGATTGCTTATAACATATAAATTAAAAGATGTCAAGGGGGCAAAGTTGCCCCTGCCCCCAAGACGTTAGATTAGGCGAAGGCTGCAGCAGTTTCACCTGCACCCATTTCTGCCATAAGAGCAAACACGCGAACCTTGCCAGCAAAGTCAGCAGTGTCAGCAGACAGGTCGATGGTGTCGGCTGCAGTGTACAGCTTCGGAGTAGCACTCATTTCTACGCCGTTAGCGGTGTTACCGTCGAGGTCAGAGACCCAAAGGTCCTCGTCAGTGTCGCCCAAGTCGATGAGCGAACCTGCACCACCTGCAGTCAGGATTTCAACACCTGCCATAAGGACAAGAGTGTTAGCGTTCATTTCGATTGCCTGAACAACATCCGTACCAGCAACGAGGTTGGTGGTGGAAAAGTCCAGAACAACTTCAACGAGTTGAGGCTTGATACCGACAGGGACGCCAGCAGCAGCATTAGTTACAGTGTAAGTAGCCATTATCTAGTCTCCCTATTAGTCTAAGCTAACAACACCGCGAACGATGGCTTCAGGGCGAAGGACTTTACGACCAAACACATGAAGACCGCGAACGATGTCGCTGAAGGTTTCGGTTGAACGTACAACTTCGGTCTTCGCGATGTGCGAAGCAGTTGCAGTTGCGGACATGTGACCGCCAAGAATGACGTTCTCAGTTCCGTCGGTTGCCAAGCCTGACAGTGTTACTTGGTCAGTACCACCGTTGGAAACGAGGGCAGTTGACTTGTAGCACTGGAAGCCAGCAATGTTGCCCAGTGATACCAGACCATTACGCAGCGGTGAAGTTGCGTCGCCAGTAACCTGAACTTCAGCGAACTTAGCACCAGCAGAGAAGAGGTGCTTATAGAATGCTGGAGGAGCAACGAACCAACGGTTCTCTTCTGGAACGGATTCGTTGTCGAGGGCTTCAGCCATTGCCAACATGGTGTTGATGGCAGTGTCGCCCGGAGTGGTAGCACCACCGATGTCGAGTGCTGAACCAAGCGTACCGATACCAGATACCTGAGTAACGGAAGCACCTGATTCGCCAGTCAGACCAGCGTTGGTTGCCATTGCATCGAGGACGTTAGCGTCGTACTTGCGCTTCAGGGAGTATGCGCCTGAAGAAGTAGCAAGTGCTTCGAAGTTAACGTGTGACTGACGCTCTTCGATGTCGTCAATCTTGAACGCAAATGCGTTTGCTTGGTCGACAACCATAGTGGTTTGGTCGTCGGCAAGGTCTTGTGGGTTAACCACAGAACCGCGAGAGTATGCGGATACAGTGATTGTCGGTTCTTTGATGATGCGAACCGTGTCGCCAAAGTTCTCAATTTCGCCAGCGTAGTCGGTGTTGGTGATGTCTTCCGCAACCGAAGCGCGACGGAAGAACTTGAGAACCTTTTGACTAAAGATTTCCGGTGTAAAGTTACCGGAAGGCAGGTTATTATAACCTGATGCGCTATCAAAAGCCATTGGTTTATCCTTCCTTAGAGGTTAGGTTAGTTGTTGTAATCGATTCGGCCTTCTGCCCGTGCTTGGTCTAGTTCACTTTCGAACTTTTCAAACTCCCACGGTTTTAGTTTGCCGATTTCAGAAGCCTTCCAAAGTCTTTTACCATCGGTTGCATTCAATTTCACATCCCTCGCAGGGTTTCTTGTGATTGCATCAGCAGCGGATGGCTGTTTGGATTTCTTCTTGGTTGAGCCTGTGTCAGCCTTATAAAGGTCAACTACTCGTGCCGCCCATCGAGCATCTGTACTATTTTTGTAGATGCCGTCTGAGATTGAAGCGGGTTGTTCTTCTAACCAGTCAAGAAACTTTTGGTCGGCTTTCAGTTCGTTGAAATCAGGTTGAAGACGGAGCAGTTCCTCGTAGGCTTTCTGCTTTTCCAACTCTTTTTCACGTTCTTTAATCTGACCCAGTTCTTCACGTAGTTGTGCAACCTGTGCTTCGGTTTGAACTGATGAAACACTCTGTACCATCTCG